TCTACAATCATTAAGAGATATGTTTAAAGGTGGTCAAGGAGCTAAACTCAATGTAACAGTTAAATGGGACGGAGCTCCAGCTCTATTCTGTGGACCACATCCTGAAACAGGTAAATTCTTTGTGGCTAAGAAGTCACTATTCAATAAGACACCTAAGTTTTATCATTCAGATAGTGAGATAGATGTTGATTTGACAGGTGAGTTAGCCAAGAAGTTTAAAGTAGCATTAGCAGAGTTTTCTAAATTAGGAATGACAGAGATACTACAAGGTGACTTGATGTTCACGGACGATACATCTACAATGGATATCGATGGTAAAAATCACATAACATTTCAACCAAACACAATACTGTACGCTGTTGAAACGGATTCAGAAATTGGTAAAGAAATATCGAAAGCTAAGATAGGTATTGTCTGGCATACAACATACAAAGGAAATACTATAGAAGATTTATCAGCTTCATTCGGTGCAAGAATACCTGGTAAGTCATCAAGTGTATGGCAAGATGATGCAACATACAGAGATGTTTCAGGTAAAGCTAACTTCACAGCATCAGAAACAGTAAAAGTAACTAAGTTATTATCAGAAGCTGGCAGACAGTTTCATAGAATTAACTCATCAAAATTTAATACATTTTTAAAATGGCAAGATAGTCTAGGAACGTCAGCAGTAGGTTCAGGATTCAAGACATATCTAAATACATATACAAGAGCTGGAAAGAAATTACCAAAAGGTAAACAAGCTGTTAAGATGTATCAAGCTCATTTTACTAACTGGTGGAAAAAGAATAAAGGTAATAGTGATGTACAGAATTCAAAACTTAGAGAGAATTTAAAAGTAATTAAAATGTCTTTAGATACATTAGAGAATGTAGTAGACTTCATGAGATTTTTAATTGAAGCTAAGTTAATGATTATTAAGAAAATGGATTCAGCTACAGGACTAGCTAGAACATTCGTTAAGACAGATTATGGATTAAAAGTAGTAGCTCCAGAAGGATATGTTGCTATAGATAAAACAGGTGGTGCAGTTAAGATTGTAGATAAGATGGAATTCTCATTTAATAACTTTACTGTAGCTAAGAACTGGGATAAATAGTACTATGCAAGAAAGAAAACAACCACAAGATAAAGATGTTGATGATGTTGATGGAACTCAACCAAAGAAATATTACAAAGGATTGAGTATGAAAGATAAAGAAGCTCGAGCACAACACTTCAAGAAAGGTAGTAAGTCACCTGCACCGGGTGATAAAGATGTTGAGACTAAACCAAGTAAACATACAAAGAAATTTAAAAAGATGTTTGGTGAAGGAGACGCGGATAAATCATTGAATGATAAGTCTAAGAAGTCTGGAATATCAGTAGGTGTCTTGAAACAAGTATTTAAGAGAGGTGTCAAAGCTTGGCAAACAGGTCATAGACCAGGTACTACAGCAGTTCAATGGGGACATGCTAGAGTCAATTCTTTCATTACTAAAGGTAAAGGAACATGGGGTAAGGCTGATAAAGATTTAGCAGATAAGGTTAGAGGTGAATCAGTTGAGAACGAAGGTCTATGGGACAATATAAGAAAGAAGAAAGCTAGAATCAAAGGTGGTTCTGGTGAGAAAATGGGTAATAAAAATTCTGTTGATATAGATGCCTATAATAAAGCGAAGAACTCAAAATGATAGTAAAAATGAAAACATTTTATGAACATCTAATAGATGACTTAGTTGAAGCAGGTGGAGCATCAGCAGGTAAACTAGAATTAGTCAAAACAAAGTTAGATGTTGCTAGAAAATATGCTGAAGCCTTGTTTGGAACTTATGGTAGAGAATTAGATACAGAATTACCGAACTTCGATAACGGTTATAAAACAGCACAGAGACTTGCAGGTAGTGGTACAACTAAAAGAAAAGACATGCCTGTTATCTCAGACAATGATGTTAAACAATTACAGAATAGACTTAAATCAGGTTCAATAGATATATCAGCACCATTCGCTAAGAATAATGTTCCGAATGATCCTTTTCCAAACGGTTTAGATACTAAGATTGGAGATGAATGGGTTGTAGGTGGTTTAAAGATTAATGACGGTGATGCTAAAGACGATATAGTAAAAGTATCAATGAAGAAAGTTGCTGTAGGTAATTTGAAACCTATTCAACAACAAATATACTTTGATAAGTCTATCGCTAATGTAGCACAGTTCGGTTCTGAAGGAACAAGAAGTTTTTCAGGATCAGCTAACAATACTTTTGTGATATCATCAGACAATAGAATAATAGACGGACATCATAGATTCTTATCAGCAGTATTAGTTGACCCTACAATAAAAGTTAACTGTTTAATGATTGCGTTACCAATCGCTAAACTATTACCATTAACATTATCATATAGTGATGCAATAGGTAATAAGAGAAACGCATAATGAAATCATTTTTAGAACATATTGATTACGGACTAAATGAAAACAAACATGTACCATTAGATATGCCTATGGTAGAAGAAGAAGATAAAGAGATTAATAAACCTAAGAGAGGTGGTCCGAAGAAGTTTTATGTCTATGTAAAAGACGGTGATAAAACAAAGAAAGTTACATTCGGGGCTAAAGAAGGTGGTGGGAATCTATCTGTTAAGTTAGATGACCCTGAAGCTAGAAAGAACTTTGCAGCAAGACACAATTGTGATACAGCTAATGATAAGTTATCAGCTAGATATTGGAGTTGTAGATTACCATCTTATGCAAAACAATTAGGACTTAGTGGTGGTGGAAATTATTTCTGGTAATCCTTACGAGGACGAAGGAACTTTACGAACATTCTATTCATCAGTTAAGAGTGATGAATTAGTATGGCATCGTGATGAACAAGATAGAGTAGTAACAGTAATAGAAGGACAAGGTTGGCAGTTTCAATTTAATGGTAGTTTACCAATAGAATTGACAGAAGGAAAAAAGTTTGTGATACCAAAAGATATGTATCATAGAGTAATAAAGGGTAAGACTAAATTAGTATTAGATATAGAGAAAATATGATAGATTTTAAAACAATTACAGAGGCAACAGTATCGGGTGTGACATTCACATACGGTAGATTTAATCCACCGACTGTCGGTCACATGAAACTTGCCAATAAAATGAAACAGATAGGTAAAGGTAATGACATAAGAATCTTTACATCACATACTACAGACAAGAAGAAGAATCCTTTAACAAACAAACAGATAATAAAGTTCATGGGAAAAATGTTACCTACAGGTATCGATATCTCTAAAACTGATTCAAGAACAATCTTTGAGGTAGTTACAAAGTTATATGAGAGTGGATATAAAAACATTCAAATGGTTGTAGGATCCGATAGAATAAGAGAGTTTGATGCCTTACTAAATAAGTATAACGGGATCAAATCATCACACGGTTATTATAAGTTTGATTCAATTAAAGTTGTATCAGCAGGTGAAAGAGACCCTGATTCAGAAGGAGTTGACGGTATGTCAGCATCTAAAATGAGACAGTTGGTTCACTTTGGTGATAAAGAAACATTCATAAACTCATTACCTAGTGGATATAAATTGGGTAAACAACTATACAAAGCAGTACAGAAAGGTATGGGACTGAAAGAAGATGTATTTCCTGACTTCATGTATGAGATATATAATCCTCAAAAACATGAATGGGGTACTGATGCGGGAAGAGAGTATGCACAAGACTTCACACCGGGACAGAGTGTAGTAAGTTATGTTAAGAAGAAAGTACAAGAACAAGAAGTACCGAAGAAAGTGTTAGTTGATAAAGAAAAAATGTATAAAGATTTAAAAAAAGAAAGAGATGATTTTGTTAAAAGGTACGGTAAAAGAGCTGATGAAGTAATGCATGCAACGGCAATGACAATGGCAAAGAATAAACATGGAATTAATTAATTACAAAGAAGAAGACTTAGTTCTTGATTTAGACGAGGGTGTAAATGACCCAGGAATATTCAAGGCAATAATACTAGCAGGTGGTCCAGGAAGTGGTAAGAGTTATGTTGCTCAAAAACTAGGACTTAAATCTCTAGGATTAGTTGTTGTCAATTCAGATGTTTTTCTAAAGATATTAATGAATCGAAAAGGGTTATCATTAAAGATGCCTGAAAATGAAACAGAAGACAGAAATGCTGCTAGAATAGCTGCTAAAGGATTAACAGACAAAAGATACAGATCATTAGTCGATGCTAGACTAGGAATAATAATCGATTCTACATCAGGTAATCAAGCTAAAACATTTCAGATGTGGAGAGAATTGTCAGAAGCTGGATATGATGTTAAATGTATATACATACAAACAGATTTAGATATAGCATTAAAAAGAAATACAGAAAGACCTAGAAGTGTACCAGATAAAGTTCTTATAGCTTCACACAAATCAGCACTAAAAGTAAAAGTTATGTTAGAAAAGAAATTAAGAACTGATTTTCATGAAGTGATTAATAATGGTGGTCCGATTGATATTAGTATAGCAGGTAAATTAACAACTTGGGCACGAAAACTGAATGACAATGCAATAGCCTGGATAGAAGCTGTTAAAAGAGGTCAACAACCATCTTCAGGTATGGAAGAAGACATAAATACTAATACAATACAAAATTTTAAAGAGTATACTAAATGACTATAGCATCAGCAAATATTAAGTTTTCAGATATAGCAACAGAAATTACTGCAGGTGGTACAACACAAGGTGCTACTAATGTGAGTCTAAAAACAATATCAGGTAAATCAGTTAAACAACAAACTGAAGACGCTCAAGGTGCTGGACCTAATTTTTCTTTAGCTAAAGAAACATGGGCATACGGTGGAGCAACATCAGGTCGAAGTTCAGGTACAGTTACATCAGCACAAGGGACAGGTAAAGCAGGATTAAATACACCACCATACGCATTAAGTGAATGGGGTGGTTATGACCCAATTACAAATTCAGAAGTTGGAACTGATTCAATTCCTGTAGTAAAGTCATTTAATTCAACTGTTTCAGTTAACCGATGCTTAGACAGTAGTACTGCGGGACTAAGAATATTCTGTACAAAATCAAGTAATAGGATAACAATATTCGTAGGTAGTTTTAGTGACGATACTAATTTTGGAGCTGTAACAGCGTTCAATGGTGCGGGTTCTTCATCTGCTATTTCTAATGGTACTAATGCAACAGAGATAGGAAGATTAGATGCAAACACAGCAGGCCATCTACCAACAGGTTGTACAATGTCTACTGTAACTGGGTCAAATGCTGTCACAGGACAAAATTATTTCGTTAATGATGGATTGACTCTACAAACTATAGCACTTGGTGCAAACACTACAACTAATTTAGGTTCTACAGAGATAGGATACCAAGTAAAGGCGGGTGGGATAACAGAGTTTATTACATCAGATGGAACGGGAAATCTGAATATCAACTTAGGAATTAAGTTTAATTGGACATGGCCAACTTCACCATCAGGTGACAGTTATAA